GACGCTGGCCACAATGGCCAGTGACCAGGGTAAGCCCGTAGCTTCCCGGCCGCTGCTCTGTTTTCTCTCCGGCTGCCAGAGCTGGGGCAACGCATTAAAATCATCTAGGTAGGCGCGAAACTTAGTCGTCTCAATCAGAAACTCGCAACGCCAACTTTTTAGCCAGTCCCAGAGCAGGCTTTTATCCGATAAATCGGGCAGGCGCGGGAATACGGATCGGCAGATGTTAACCGCTAGGCGTAGATCCCTGGCACTAGGAAAATTGCCGCCAGTAAAATAGGGAGACTGGGCCACCTCCAGGTTAAACATGTGCCAAAGACTGAGAGGTCGCAGAGGCAGACCTAAGACTTTGTGGTCCTCGCGATTGAGGAATGATTCTGCAAAGTGGCGATTCATCGCCGCCTTACTCTTACGTGGCTAGCGTGCTGTTGGGATTATAGACGCCAGTAACGCTGACTTTTACCACATCACCAACGGTCTTGGTAAAATTCTCTGCCGTTTTTACAAAGGTATTAGAACCAATAACAAAAGTAGCGGGAACGGATGCGCCCGAGCTAATTCCCTCCACGCTGATATTATAGCGGGGGTTATAGTAGGTGGTCACGGTAGGGGCAGTGTTTACAGTGCCGGGATCGATAACGATCTCAGTGAGCTCGCCCGTGATGGTCATGGAAATGTATTCCTCAATGCCTGTGATGCTCGTTACTCCAGTAAATCCTTTGTATGGCATAAATATATTTCCTTAGGCGATGGTGGAGAAAGTGACGGCGGTGTTAGTCAGCCGGGCAAAGTCTGTGTTCGACAGGCGGAGCTCTTGGCGGAAAGCGGTGGGGCCAGATACGCCCGGGAAAACAAAGCTGGCAGGCAGGGTTTCTGTGACCGTCTCGACACGCTTATACTTCTTAAAATGCTTTACAACGGTGCCATCTGTCCCAGTGATGTAGACGTACTCGTCTGAGTTACTGGTATTCTCTGAGATGCCCGCCGTTACCCCGTATGTCATTGCCATATTGATTTTCCTTTAGGTGTCAACTGGGCTGAACAAAGGCGGTGAATTTTACAGAATCTTCCATCACCTTATCGTTAGATCCAGTGCTCTCCTCGCCTAAGTAACCACCCATAAGGGTGGCGCCAGCGATGGTGGTGACGGCTGTGAGCTTAGTATTCAGCCAATCAAAGTTCGTACGATGAGCAGTCACGGTGCTGGCTACTTCCAAAGGCGTAAGGATGGAGCAGGTAAAAGTGACTTTGCGGGTGGTAGCTAGAGATCCTTCCACCACTGGGACGCTGGATTCGGCGTGCACTATGCAAGCGGGTAGCTGTAGATCTGAGATCCTGTGGCCTGCCTGGACATAAAGTCCGGCGGGTTTACTGGCGGCCGTGAGATAGGCGGCTAAGCCGTCCTCGCTGGTTAGACGTAAGCTCATCGCACGTCCTCTGGATCGGCCAGCATAAGGGTGGAGATTCCTTGATCCACTTGAACTCCGGTAAGGCGCTTGGCGGCCCCGCCGACGGTGACGATGCTAAGGAGGGACGGCAGGCTGACGGCGCTGGTAAGACAAACAAACTCCGCGTTTTGCGGATTCACAAATCCGCCCATGCCAAGCTCTGCGGTCTGTTCGCTGGGGGTGTAGACGCCTTGGACGGCTAGGCCGGAGATGGTGGCAGTGGTGGGTAGGGCGGAGATCATATCGGCCACGCCTGTGGTCATAAGGGTTTGGAGTTCGGTCACGTCGTACCCCTTATGTCAAAACTTGCCGTCCTCCTGCTGGCCTATAAAATTAGTAGATGGCTAAGTGGTTTTTTATCTTTGTTTTGATTTGTAGCGTGGCGCTTGGGGCTGATGCGGTAAGTGAAAAGCGGCTAAGCCTAGCCAACGGAAAGTGGTGTTTGAAGGGGAAGCCGTTTTCTGGGTTGGCGTTTGTAGCCGAGGATAACTGGCGGGCGGAGATTACTTATTTGGACGGAGTGCTCGATGGGCCTGTGACGGTGATCGTAAATAACAAACTGTTTTCCCAGTTTAGCTACTCCAACGGGGTGAGAAACTAGAGCTGCTTAAGCCAGGAGTTTTCTAGTGCCTCGACTTCTCCCATGGTTTGTTGGACGGCTAGATCTACTCCGGCCCAGCCGCATCCGTAATCGTGCCCGCCGATAAGACCGCCTGTTTTTACTTTAGGCAGCCAGGCCAAGATATCCGCCTTCACGTTTTCGTAGTCGTGGGCGGCATCGATAAAGACTGAGTCGAGCGATTGATCGGGAAAGAAGTTAGCACCTTTTAAACTAGGCATGCGTAAGGGAACAAGCTGACGGGAGACGGGTTTTACATTAGCTAGAAACTCTTGGTATAGGGTGCCGTTTTTTATGCACTCTTCGCCTGCGTGTTCCTCGCTCCCTTCCCAAGTATCGACGGCGTAGATTTCTATCCGTGGGGATTTGTTCCATGCCTCCACAAGCAGGAAAGCTGTAGACCTGCCTTTCCAGCTTCCTACCTCGACGATCTTGCCGTCGGCCGGACAGGCCGCCACCATCCTGCGGTAGACTCCAGCAAAGCTAAACCAATCCTCCCCAAATTCGTTCCCAGCGTGTAAGTGCGCTAGGTGAGGATCCATTTTGTTTGCTTATCTAATTGTGTGGCCACGCGGGTGGCGTGATGGTTCTCCTGGTGAAATTCCGGGCTAGGACAAAAGGCTCCGCGGGTGGCGCCGATATTCTGGATCCTACTTACCCTGGGGAAGATCTCCCCGTCGCCCATGTTTTCGCGTACGCGCTGGATACCGCCATCCCAGAAAGAATTGTCCCAGTTAGGTAGAAGATATTTTTCCCATGAGCTTTTCCACGTAGCCCAGCCCCAGGGGGTGAACCAGTGGCGGAATCCTGCAACGCCAGAATCTGCCCCGTCCCCGTGTTGGTTGTAACCAGATATTGTAAGAGTCTGCTTTGGGGCATGTGTCCGCGCCCACTCAAACCAGCGTAGGAGGTCTGGGCTGGGCACGGTATCGTCTTCAAGGTGGATGTGGTAATCGCTAACCCTAAAGCCCAAGGCCATGCAGTAGCGGATCATGGCGCCGCAGCCAAGACGATCGAGCATGACCATGGCCTGCACTCCCTGCCCTTTACAAAATTCTGCTATCTCTGGAGTTTTATCGGATGGATCGAGAACGACGACGACGTCGTACTCACTAATCCCATCGCACTTGGCTAGGGCTTTTAAAGTGGTGGCAAAATAGTCCGGCCTGTTGTAGCCGGAGAGTGTGAGAGTTTTGTTCATCCCTTCAGCAAGGCGTATGCCGCCAGATTGCCCCCAGTGGCTTTATTATTTTGTAAGGCATCGGCCCCCAGCCCTTCTGGACGGATACGGATCCCGCCTGAGCGCGAGAAGTCGGGCGTATTACAGACAAGTGTTTTGATTCCATTTTTTTGTAGTGCCTTACTCATAACAAAGTCGTCCGCAAGGAAGTGGGCACGGCCCACCGCGTCGAGCCCGGCAAACTCCTTAGGACTCATCGCAGGCCAGAGATCTGCGCTGGGCATATCGCATCGCCGACAGATGACGCCAGCAAAGCCCTCGAGGATCTCGGCGTGGCCGAGGTGGTCGGGTGCGATGGCGTAGCCTGTGGAGCCTGTCATAAAAAAGCCACAGATGCCGAGCGCCGCTTTTTGCGTTTTGTTTTGTTCGTCGGCGAGCACCTGCAACATTGTTGGACCGTAGAGAATATCGTCATCGCACCAGACGATCTGAGCGGTGGGATCCTGCTCGGCCGCCATCGCACCGATAAACTTGGTGGCGGGGCCGTGGTCTAAAGTTCGGTTAATTTCTAATTTACCGAAATCGGCTAGGGCTTGGAGCTCGGCGGGGATATCCCCAAAGCGTTCGCCTGTGCGGGCTAGTTTTTCTGGGACGGAAAGAATGATGCGATCGGCTGGGCGTGACTGAGCCAGCAGACTCTGGATGGTGGGCAGGATCTTTCCTATCCGCGTGGGGGTGGTGGTAAGGCCGACGACTATTTTGCCATGGCGATCTACGGGATCGGGTAGGCGGACGGCTGCGGCCGGGACAGTTCCCTGGGTAATCAGATCTACATCCCAGCGCAAGGGCGGGCAGGCGGTGTCTTTATCACATTTTACAAAGAGCAGGATCCTGCCGAGCGCTGCGGCAGTGGCCTCCTCTGCATCTTTAACGATGTGGATCCGTTTGCCAGCGATCTCCGTGCCGGGATCGGTGATAAAGAGGTACTGGATGGCGGCCGGATTGTCCGACGTATCCATAAAGAATTTCTGCAGGCGGAAAGCGTCTTGGAATGGGCCGTTGAACACGATGGTGATCTGGCCCCAGTTCCCCCGGAAGTTTTCCCGTAGGCAGCGATCCGCATCCGCGGTCTGGCCGACGGCTCGCAGGCACTGCTCGATGAGTAGCTTGGGTAGGTGGCCGTACCACTTCGCGTCGAGATTCCAGATGACGCCTGGGGGACGCGGTAAGGTCTCGATCATATTAAGCAGGCGGACGGCTTCGGAGAAGTTGCCCTCGTCGATAAGGAGGGTAGCGAGGTGGCCAAAGGCTTCGCGACGGGTGGGGCAACGGGCGATGCCCATGCCGAGGTATTTGCGCTTTTTAACGTGATCCGCGCACATGACTCCTGCCATGCAGAAAAGCTGGTAGCGTTCCGTCTCGCCTAGATCTGGATGCTCGAGGCCGAGGAGCGTTGGGCCGATGCTCTCTTGGTAGAGGCCGCGTAGGTATCCCTCTTGGGCCAGATAATAAAGATTCATCCCGGTATGCTCTAAGAGGGTGCCGAGGATCCGTTTGTTGCGATCGCTGGAGTTTTTCTTACAGGTGTTAGGTGCGTGAATTACGACGAGGTGATCGGCAAGGCCGACGCCGAGGCCAGGGACGGGTTTGACTCGTTCATGGACGGCTCGTTCCCAGATGGCTGGGAGGGTGCCGTCGGGTTGGCGCCGGAAGATACGTTCCCGGCGGTTGTCCCGCATGCCGCTATTTTGGACGTCGTACCGGGTGACTAAAATTTCCCAGCCTTCTTTGGCTTGTTCACGGACGAGGACGGCGTCGCGGTGGAGTTTAGCCTGGCCGGGATCCAGCAAGTCGTCCGCATCGAACCAGACAACGTACTTCCCTGTGGCTAGGTTAAAGGCTTTGTTTCTGGCGGCGGCGAAATTATCAATATGAGGCCAGTCAGCGTGCTCGGGTGAGTTCTGGTACTCGCCCCAGACTAAAGCCTCGCCACAAGCCTCCTGTGCGCAAATACGCACACCCTGCGCATCATTTTTACCGCAAGCGGAGACGACGACGACTTCGTCCCATAGACCTGCGCAGGATTTGATTAAACGGGCGACGAGTTCCCCTTCGTTGGGGCCGACGATGAGTGCTAAAGAAATAAGGGGGGTATTCATAGTTTTTGAGTTGGGAAAGCCCAGCGCACCCCCCGATGCGCTGGGCAACCCAGATGAATCTGTGACTTAGACCAACCGAACGAGCGAGGCTGTCGATCCACGTCCACATCCGAAGAGCAAGATGTAGGACCGATTACGCGTTCCGAGCGTAGGGTTATAGAACTCGCGCATTTGCAGGCTGAGGCCGCTGACGGGTTCCGTTACGTTTTCGATGGAGCCGGGGTAGTCCGAAGGAACTTCGGGCAGACGGGCCGCCACCAAGAGCGCTTCCTGTTGGGCCGCGAAGCCTTTGCTGATCGCGGAAGGGAGCGAAGGGTAGCTGAACACTTCGATGCCGTTTACGATTCCAACTGATCCAGTGCGAACCGTATCACCTTGGATCTGGGCGTTGGCCACGATCGATGTGTCGTTGAGCAGGCTGGCTTTGTTGTTCGGAGACACGATTGCGTAGCGGCTGCCGCTAGGCACTTTGTTTCCGTCAAGCACCACACCCATCGAAACGATGGAGCGGTAGCTGAGAACGTCGGCCGCCACGGTCATCGTGGAGGTATAGGACGCTGCGCTGATGGTGCCGAGCAAGGTGTCCACCATGGATTTTCCGATCGCGTGTGCGGCGGAAGCGGCGAAACGCTCGATCAAGTTGATCGAGGAGCTGGCTGCTTCGGAGTCATTGATGGCCACTGTGCTGTGGATCAAATTATCCAGGGACACGATGCAATCGGTCTGCGTGCGGTCTCCCGCGACGTATCCGTTTGCAGTGCTGTAGGCCACCGCGGTTGCCGCAGTGATCAAGTGGGTGGTGACGATATCGCCCTTACGAGCGGAAGCGTCGGAAAAGTCCGCGTAGGCGGACGTGAGGAAAGGGAATTGTTCGACAAGCAGGCTGAGCGCCCGTTGTGAAACTAACTTTCCGTTACTGACCGTTGCGAGTGTGTTTGCCATATATCTATCCTCTTTTCTTGGTTATCGTGCGAGCTGGTTTAGTTTTTGATAAATCACAGCCGCACGACTGGGATTTTTTTCATCGTTGAACTGCTTGAGCAGGTCAGCGCGTGAAAGGGTAGGTGCCACGATCTCGAGGGGTTGTGTGCCTCGGCTGGCTTCGAGATCAATTTTCAAGCGGCTGAGTTCGTTGTTCAGCGCGACGATCTTGGGATCCTCGGCGAGTTCAACGGCTACTTCGGCCACGGCGGGAAGTTCGGGTGTCGCTTCGACCACAACCTCAGCAACGGCCGCGGGGGCGGGTTCGGCCACGACTTCGGGTTCGGCAACGACGGCTTCAAACTTGGCGGCGAATTTGCCGACAAGTTCGTCGAAACGAGCGGCGAGAGCGGTGTAGGCTTGCTCTGCATTAAACGCCGGGGCCGCCAGCACTTCGGGCGCGGCTTCAACTGCCGCTGCTACTACTTCAACTTTTGTATCGGTCATAAGCGTTTGGACGCTGTCAACCTGAGCGCGAAATACGCCCGTGGGATTGGCCGCGGGATTTAAAACGAGATCGACTGAGTACAAGTTTGTGACGTTGGCCAGGACGGTGCCGTCCTGTGCTTCCCTGGGGATTCCGGCGAAGCTGATGGAAAAGCCGATCTGCGTGGGCAGGGTGCTAATGATCTCGCTGAAATAGGAAAAGCCGTCGTGCGATTCAAAGAGGACGAGATCGGCACGGACGCGGCCGCCGTCTAAGGCAAAGCCTTCGAGGTAGCCGATGATGTTGGAGATGCTGGAGCTGTGGTCGCTGAGGACTTTAACTTGCCCAGCAGCGTTACCTGCCTGGACTACTTGGTCGAGGGTGTCGGCGTCTACGACCATTCCATGACCCAAAGCGGGTCCGGCAGTGATTACGGATACTTTACGAAATAATTTGATTGAGGCCATGCCCGCGCATGGCGTGTCAAAGTGGGGCTATTCTTCTGGTGGCGGAATAAAGTGGGTGTTGGTTTTTCGGAGTTCGGCAAGAATCTGGTTTGTGGTGGCTTCGGTACGTGCCGTTGAGCTGGAAAATTCTTTAATAGCCTTTTCTATTCGGTCGGCTGAGTTAGATATCTGAAAAACAAACACGGGCATCAGAATAAGAAGGACGGCTAAAATAACAGCCACAAGTACAATCAGACCCGCGCTCAACACTCCTAAGCCTTCCATGCCTCAAGCCTGCTCCCGGTTGGAGCCGTAGCAACTACTTTCGCTTTTTAGGTTTCGGACGGTACTTACCAATGCCAAGGGCGGACACGATCATTTCCTGCTCCGCCTTGGTTAGCGTGAAATCTGCATCGTCGCGCATGGTGTACGTATCTGTGGAGGGTGCGGTGGCGGGTTCTGCAACTGGCTGAGGAATGGTCACAGGCTCTGGCTCGGCCATCGTCAGGTGCACGACCACTTCCTTCGCCTCTAGCGCTGGGGTGGTCGTAACTTCTTGAGCTGACGGAGCTGATGGGGCGTTGATCGCTGGGGGCGCCACTGGCGCGTTGTTTAAAATCTGGATTGCGGTGGTATCGATTCCAGCGGCCGCACACTGGGTTTGAATATAAACAGATTCAGCGATTCTCTGATTAATGGCAGTTTGATAATCCTCCCCGCGCGAGGCGTACACGGATGCCATCGTAGTCAGGCCCATCTTGAGGTCCTCTCGGTCAGCGGCACTATCGCGGCCGGCGTCTATGGTAGCCTTCGCTGGTGTGTGGTACTCGGCCGCCCACCACTGCATTACGCCTTTAGGCGGGGTGAGATCTCCACGCTTGATTGCCTTGGCCAGTGCCCACTTGCGCACGCGAGAGATGAACTGAACGATGACGGTCTGGGCGACTTCATCAAACCGCCTCTGAGCTTGGCCAAGGATGAGTCTAGTGTTTGGTCCAGAGAGTGTGGATGGATCCCACATCATTGCGTACGGCAGGCCGAGTGTTTGCGCGATGGCCTTGAGATACTGATCCATGTGAGTCTGAAGGTTTTGGCTGGGCCGATCGTTTTTAATTTCACGCAGCACCTTACCGATCGGAACATTAAGTAAGGCGCCACCGCCAAATATCTTATCGGTGGTAAGATTAAAATCGTCGGTCTGGGTGGGATTAAAAAAGCCAGGGCCAGAGTTGGTCGATGATTCCAAAGCGAGACCGATCTGGCCTGCTCTTTTTAGTGCAAGCATTTCTGTTTCAAGAATTTCCGAGCGATCAAGGCAGGTGTTAATACACGATGCTAGTTTACTGATAGAGCGTACTTCGTCGGCTCGATCGCGTTCGGCAAGTAAGATGAGATCGTTGGCCTGGACTTCGGTAAACTTTTCGCCGTCGTTTCCAGTGCGAATGTAATAACTAAGCGGGCGACCGTTTTTGTTTAGGCGTACGCCGTCGAAAACATTCGGCTCGTTTGAAAGATAGCCAGGGGTTTCACAGCGGTGTCCTTCGACTAGCTGGATCATAGGCCAGCCGTCGCCATTATCTGTGAGCAAAGCAAACACCTCGTTATCCTTTAACATGGTGCGAGTGGCCACCTGTTGCATTGTGTTCCAATCTAAAATTCCTCTGACGTCGCAAGTGCCTGACCACATATCAAACCACGCCTCGGCGTCATTGTTCCAGCCTTCGTCAGACGTGCGACTCTGCGCTTTAATGCCAGCGCCAATGGTGTTGCGGGTGATAGTATCAATAGCGCCACGGATCGTCGGGTCATTGTAACAAAGCCACCGGGCGAGACTACTGACGGCTTGGCGTGATGCCGCAGACACGTCGAGTCTTGTATCGGCTAGCTGTGCTTCGACAAAACGACGCTTGCGGGTATCGGGGCCGACTGCCCGAAGCATGCGGCTCCAGGTGCTAATGATTTTTGATCCTAAGGCCATATTAGTAAGCCGTTGCGAATGGTCTTTCCACAAATCTCGGGTAGGCGACTTGGCTTTGATCGCCGGTAAAGATTGCTGCAACCTGTGCGTCGGTCTTGCCGTTGGTCAGGCGCCAGCCTTCTAACGCTGCCTTAACAACCTCTACTGGGGTGATGCCGGTGGTGACTTGGTAGCTGAACGATTTACCCGCAACGGATGCGGAGATCATAGTGCGGCCGCCGTTTTGAAAGACGGTGGCTTGGCCGGCGGCGATTGCTTCAAGGGCAAGGACCAGCGCCTGAGCGTTCTTAGACGCTTGAATCCATAGGGAAAAAAGGAGAGCACGATCCACGACTTCGTTGGGGTGGTGTCAATCATGGTTTAGAGTCCTGTGCCATGGCGGCCTCTGCGGTGATCACTTTGCCGTAAACAGCCAGACCGACTAGGTAGGTCTCGCAATCGTATAAGTGATCCTGCCTGCCCTTTACGCGGATCCATTCATAGACGTCTTTGCCGGTCTTTCGGTTGATGCGATGAGCCTTGCGATGACTGGCCATGTGCTCGCGGTATTCTGGGCTGACGTCGTGGGCCACTTCCCACAGCGGCCCCTGCCCTCGCCTTAACCACGCCAGCAGATCCTGACACGACGGCGACGAAAGGAGGAGCAGGCGGCACCCAGCGTCCGTCGGCTGATCGGAGCTATGGACGCTTTTCAATCTGCCGCCGACGCCCTCAATGTAGAAAAACTGCCGCTCCTCCCCTTTGATCGCTAGCCAACCATAACGGGCCGCGCATCGGTAGGTGTCCTGCGTTTCATATCCTGAGTCGATGCAGGTGTGAATGGGTTTCACGCCCAGCTCTGCCAATGTGTGTGCCACATCCTCAATCGTTCGGCGCCTTCCCTCTTCAATCAGTCGGCTCGATCCATCCCTAGAAAACGCCCTCACGACAAACCAAAACTCGTCGATCTGGCGATCGATCGCCGCTAGTTTGATGTGGTCGGTTTCCCAAGTTTGTTTTTTAGCAAAGGCACCGGGAGGAATTGTAGTGAGCTCGTCGTCGTCGAATTGATCTTCCCAGGGTAATGCGCTCCATCCGTTCACCCACCCCTGCAATCCGTGGAGGTAATGTTTTTCAGTAAGAAACTTTTTTGCGCAGTCGGCGATGGTGATGGTGGGCGAGTACCAACTAGGCAGGCGGAAAGATCGCCGGCCTGCCTCGGCGGAACTGTTAGCCGCTACCCACTTGCCTTGCTCGATCGATTTGCGTCGGTTGCCCTCGCTCCACTTGGCGTCGCACTTTGAGCAGTGGTAGGCGGCAGTTTCCGTGACGCGCTTCATGTCCCACTTACCGTCCTCGGATCTTGCAGTTTCGTCCCACTTAATCTGGCCAAACTCCATCGGCGCAGATTCTGTGCACGCATGGCAAGGGACGTGGAAAGTTTCCTGCGTGCCTGCTTGAAAGTTGATCCAGATGTCGCCGGTGTTGAGTGTCGGTGTGGAGGTTAGGACGTGCTTACGTTGCGGGAACGCTTTGGTCCGCTCTAAGGCCAGCGAGTAGGCGGCCGCATCTTTTTCAGACGGTGCAGCAAAAGAATCCAGCTCGTCCAAAACGGCTAAGCAAATTGGGCGTGAACTAAGATTGGCCGGACTGTTACTGCCAACCAGAGAAAGCGTCATCGTGGCAAATTGCATTTCTAGGATTTTGAAGTCGTCCATATCCCTGGGAAAAAGTCGCTTCACTGGCTTACACTTCTCAAAGATTGGGGTTAGTCGCGTCTCGCTGTATGACCTGGCCAGATCCGCGTTAGGCATAACCAGCAACGCCGGAGCTGGATCGTTGGCGATCCGATAAGCCAGCCAGATGGCCAGCGTTAGAGTCTTGCCCGTTTGCGATCCCCAGCAAAGGGTCACCGTGTGCACGCCGGGATCGGCCAGTGCTTCTAGTACGCCCCTAACGTAAGGCGTCCATGTTGTGCTGTAGAGTCCGGGCCTTGCGGTCAGTCGGCTATCGAGCTGGATGTTTTTCTCCGCCCACTCAATCACCCCAGGCGGTCGTTCGTAGTGCCATCGGATTCTAGCGCGTTTACGCAGATCCTCTTGAGCCTTGGTCACATTGCCGCCTCAACCTGTCGCATTATCTGGCCTACTTCATTTTCCACCTCTGTCTCAACATCGGCGGCCGGACGGTTAGCGCAGATCGGTGCCAACCTTTTGGCCATACCTTTAAGCAGCGGGATCAGGGCGTTATCCCTTTGGGCTAGTACCTTGTCCGCTTCGTCCACTGGGATCATTTTGCCTTCGGCCTCGTCTATGTCTGGGCGGTCTGACTTCATACGCCTCAACGCCTCCACCACTCGGGTGTAGTCACCTATCAAAGCCGAGCGCTCTGGGCCGGTGGCGTCCTTGGCGCCTTCTCCCAAAGTGGCGGCCAAGGATTCAAGTCGCAGAATCTCGCAATCTAATCCAGATCCGGCCACCTCTTTCAACGGGCGGCCGGTGGCTTGTGCCGCCCTCTTTAATTGATTCTGAGCCTGGCGCCTCTGCACACCCGTGGCCGCCATCTGCGCTCGCACCACCGTGTTGATTGGCCTACCCATTGCCCATTACCTTACGGGGTCACACTTAAGGAATTTACGGGAGTCGTTTCCACCGCGACTATTTCTACTCAAGGAGTCTTCTACCCCCCTACTCAAGTAAATCTGCGTTCCCCTACTCAAGACGATCGCTCCTTTATCTCAGTGTACTTTAACACGATCGGCTCTGCGTAGCGCATGAACTCTGCACTCATGTCGGGCGACCACGCCTGATGCTTAGATCGATTAGAAAACCACTGACTAAACTTTATCAGCGGCCAGAAGAATGGCTTTGGCTCGCTTGGTACTGAGCTACTGATGGGGTCGGGTAGTAGTTCAGAGAACAGCATGACCTGCCGAACTAAGGCTGGGTCTCCGCTTCCAAGCTTATGCTGGAACATAGACACCTTCTCATACCGCTTAGCCTGCTCCCCTGTTATGCCTACGCTATCGAACAGGTCGTCCATGTTCTCGCCGTTGGCTCTTGCCTTGGTGATAAGCACGCCTGCCTGTGCCGTCAGGTTGATGGTATCGGCCACGCACTCGATGGCCTCCTTGCGTTGCTTCTCTAGTTGTTTTATTACTTCTTTTAGTTTGATCATTTGCTTGGTTTTCCTAATGCGGCGTAATTGAATTTAGGAATGTCACGCCGCCGCTTTGCGTGGTGTTTCCTTGCTCTAACCTCGTAAGACTTTCTGGCCTGTTGGCTTTTCTGTGATCTAACTGGCACACCCAGTCGATCCGTCACACTCATAACCCGCTTACTGAACGCCTGCTTAGTGATGTTAAAGTCCTTGGCATGCTGGGTCATAGACTTGGGCGACCTGTTCAGCACCACCGACAGCACCGCCTGGTCAAGCGTCTCAGTCATGTTTTGAACCGCCGGATGCTCTGGCGCCTTAGTTATTAGGTAATAGAAAACCTTGGTCGTTAGTGCCACAGATGACGTGGTTACCGTCACCCCTAAGTACGCATACCCTTCACGAACTAGGTCAGATAGGCCGTCGATCTGGCTACTAACATGGGGGGATCCGCAAGGCATCCTTTCTAGTGCTTCTTGATCGATCATTTTGATCCTCGGAAATTACCCCTATCGATGCTCAATGGGTGGAAACTAAGCATCCGATGGGTGTTTATCCCCTTAAAGGGGGGATAACCATCCATCATCGATGCACCTATTTCCATCGATAGAAAATAATAAGTATCGATAGGTTTATTTGGTGTCATTTAGTAAGTATTTCTTGGCCTTATCAGTGCCAACGTTTTTGATCAATCCGTCCGCTTCCCACTCCTTAGTAGTATCTCTGCTTTTTGTCTCACCCACCTTTGATTTTGATCTAATGCGACTTTGTAGATCGCCGGCCGATATCCCTGCTTTAAGGACATCGCAATAGTCCGCAAAGTCCACATGCAACTCCGGCCGCCCTGCCGACTTCTTCTCGGGCTCGCCGGCCTCGATCCATGCCATGCCCTCAGTACAATGGCGTAAGTGCACGTATGGATGGACAGTGCTACAAGCCACCACGCCCCTCGGCGTTAGGTTGGATCGCTTACCCCTCTTGGTCACCTCTAGCTTGTATAAGTCCACGCCTTGCTCGTCCTTACCGCTTGGCGACAGCATTAGAATCGCTCTGGCCCAGTTGGTCAGCTCGCTAGATCCAAAGCCTGAGTAGGCTTTGTCGTGGCCAGCATAGCCCGTGCCGTCGCGGGTAGGCTTCGGAGTGTGATGCATGAGCATCCAGGCAAAGCCCGCCGACATAGCCAGCGGGTTAAGCATGTTCCGAAGAAAGCCACCGGCCGTCTCTTGACTCGATAAATCCCCCCCGACAAACGCCAGCAACGGATCCGCCCAGGCTAAGTCAGGCTTATGCTTTTCAGCTAAGCGCCTGACGCGATCGACGAACGTGGCGCCGGTGCTGGTGCAATCGCGCACAATCACCACGTTCCGCTTTATCGTCTCAATCTCCTGCGGAGTGAGCGCCATGGCCTTCATAATGCCCTGCACCGCCTCCGCCACGTCGCCTTCGTCGTTCTCCGCTTGGATTATAATCGACTTAAGCTCCCGCCGTGGATTGATGCCAAAGAACGATCTACCCAGCGCCCAAGTAATAGCGGCCTGCAAACAAAGCACAGACTTACCTAAGCCACTGCTTCCTACCCACAGCGACGACCCGCCGGCACACAACCAACGCCGACCCAGTAGCGTCGTCACGTCGTCAGTCTCCTTAAAATTGATTAACTTATCCCAGCAATACGCCTCGGGTATGTCGCCAAACAGCACCCGCTCCCGCCACTCGGCGTAAGTCACCGTCGGCCGCTCACACTCCACTAGATCCTGCCGCTGGTTAGTGGCCGTACGCATCGCACCGGGTAGGCGAGATAACCGCCCCGCGTCCTTGTTGGCAGTGTCTGGCTTTGAGTGCTCTAGGTGCTTGTAGATAAAGTCCACCCGCTCTTTAAACTGCTCGGCACTCTCCGCGTTAATCTCTACCCAGGCGTGAAGACTACGGCCGCCGCTCTTAATAATGCAAGTGGTAGGCAGACCGCTTTTTTTAATAATCGCCCACTGCTCCTCCACCGTCGATTCGTCGAACTCCACCAACACATGCCGCCATCTGGTTACGTTATCCGCCGCCCGCCCGTTGCCGTTGTTCGGATTGATTGAAACGTACACACCTACTGCGCTGCCCTGCCAATCCGCTAGGCCATCATCCTTAAACGATTCTAGCCACTCCTCGCGCGTCTTTGTTTCACCCGAGCCGTCCGGCCGCTCGCGGTCGCCGTCTTTGATTGATCGGCAGATATTGATGTTCTCGCCTAAGTCGAACGCCGCCGAAAGGAACATAGCCACCGGCGTCTCTTCCACGCTCGTAGGCATAGGCGGCACAGGCATATCATTTTTAACAATCGTCAATCCGTTGTGACCGTTGAGCGAATAGCGGGCCCGCGGCTCCCACCGCTCCCTGGCTGGCTTAGTGTAGGTGGATCGTATGCAGCCTTCTGCCTCTTTATGGCCGAGCCCGTTGCGTAGTGCCCAGACCTCCGCCTCGTCGTAAGCGCGGTCCTGCGTCATGCCAGAGTCACGCCATTGGCAGCATAGATTGAACAGCGTCGTGTTCCGCTCGCCTTTACTCGCTCCGTTCAAAATCAAAGCCTGTGTCTTTGGTGGTAAATTCATTTCTTCTTAGCCTCCATATCTCGCTTTCTGTAAAACTTCGCCCGATCGCCTAGCTCCTTGAGGATTAATCGCACCACGCTGAACTGCTGCTTTGCCAGGCGCATATTATTTTCGGCAAGGTATTCCAGCCCCCGATCCAGCACCCTCAATGCCCAATCGTTTCGTTTTACGGACATGCGACCTCCGATAGGAATTGGTCACGCTCGGCTTGCGTTGCTTTTTTCCAGAATGAACGAAGCAGCATTAAGGGTGTCCGAATCTTTCTAAATCCTGCCTCAATGGCGGCCGAATTAGCCGAAATTTCTCCTACCTTAATCTTAGCAAATAAATCTGGCCGTTGAGCCTTTAGGCGTGAAAGAGTGTAAATTCGTGAATTGCCATCTGTTCTCTTAATATCGTTGACATTGTCAACGATATCTTTGACCTTTCGCCCTCTTTTTGCCTTCATCGCCTCCCGCCACAAGGTTAGGGTCTCTACATCCCCAGATATTAGTTTAACTATTTTGGCTGGGTCGTAGCCGCATCCGCTGAGAGGCGGTGAAGTTAAGAAGCTATAAAAAGAAGAATGCTCGACCACCTTCCCAGTGCGAATTGTTCTTTTCTTCCAAGCGCCCGTCTCAAGCAACCTCCTTACCATGGTTGGTATTTGATCTAGCGATTTGCCCCCACGACTGACGGCGCTCCACAGGGCCTCAACCAAGACCCCCGCCTCTTGTTCGTTCATTTACCGCTCCATTTTTCCGCCTGTGCAATTTCACTCATAACGAGAGAATATTTTTTCTCTAATTTTTCATAATTTAGGTTTGGGTCGTCGATTCCTTGCACTCCGATTTTTGCGTTAAGCCTCCTATGAATATCTCTGTGCTCCTCGCTTGTTAACCTTGCCAGATAACCAACTCTTGAGTTTATCCTTGGCGAGAGATCATCTCTTTCCTTTGTTATGGCGGCCCGGCTTTCGCAGTAAGCGGAAGAGTCTTCGTTTTGCCTAATTCCGCTGAATCCATTAAGAATGCCAAGATCTGATGCACGGCTTAAAACAAGGTTAACAGCTTGGTACGGTAGATTGGTTTGCCCCGAGACAGTTTTAATCAGAGCATCCATATTCTCTTTAATTTTTTCACCAGATATAATTGTCTCAACACCAGTGATCCCAGACGAAACAACGGTGCAGGCTTGCCGATTTCGGTTTTCGACTTCCGCCATATCTCGCTTGACCTTCGCCTCCTCAAAACAAATTTTAACGTCCATCTCAATTTCTTCAGCGTGCTTTTTGTTCTCAACCGTTCCAATCGCAATAACAGTGCATTCCATCGAAGGTGCGTCGTTGCTTTGCTTTCTGATTCCCCTGCCTACCAGTTGCCTGAAAAACAGAGCAGTAGTGCAGTTTGATAAAATTCCAATAATACAGATTCTTGGAATATTGACTCCCTCGCTAACCATTTTTACAGAGATCAAGCAAACGCCGATGCCACGCTTAAAGATATCTAGTTTCTGACTTGCCTCTGAATCGTCGGAAGTTACGACAGACGCTTCTGACCCATACTGCCTTCGCCATTCCCTTGCAAGCGCGACCGCGTGATAGATGTCCTTTGCAACAAGCAAGACGGCTGCGTCTGGTTTAATGCTCTGTTTGTATTTTAGTTCATCAATAAGCTTTTTAATAGTTTCCGCGATAACGGATTCGGCCGACACCAAGTAACCCAATCCGTCCTCGGAGTCTTCTGATTTAATATCAAAACGACTACCGTCCTGTCTCTCAATAATTGCGTATGCATTAATCAGGTCAAATTTACACGGACGCACAATGTCGTCTCGCAATGCGTCAAGATAGGAATATTGAAAATGAGTCTTGTAACAATCACCCTCAAGCGAACCCCCATAAATAAGAGAATCGTCATGCCTAAAAAATGTTCCGCTTAAATTCAAAATCCTGCGAACATCCTGGAACGCGGTCTTAATCGCTAGGCCCGTTGCCTTGTCGCTCCCGTTGTGATGACATTCATCAAGCGCAACAATCAAGCGAAAGCCTTTTTTCTGCAGCAAAAGTAATCCCTCGACATTCCTTAGGAGAGATTGGTAGGTCATTGCAATGCCGTGATAATCACTAGACAATCCATTGCCAGACCAGCTCCCGTCTAGTTGAATGCCGTGTTTGGCGGCATCAGTAACCCAGCCATCAACAATGGCTAGAGTTGGACAAACAATAACTAGCAAGTCGCTAGTGGTCCTCATTTGTTTAAAGGCTTCGATGCCAAAAAGCGTCTTACCAGCGCCATACACAACCTCTAGGTTAAAATACTTCCCTTCATGGACGGCAAGGGTTTGCAGCGCGTCTTTTTGCCACGATCTAAGCTGTGGCCCCGTTCCCTTGATTAGGTTTTCGGTTGCTGTCATTGTTTGAATATTGCTCATGTCTGTCTTGCCTCCTTGTGAATGGGCCAAGATATGATCGGCATGGAATTTTGACCCTAATTCCGTTCCGCTTTGCATTGAAAGACCGCCCGAAAAAAGGTAGGCCGCCCTACGCTCTGACTTGTTAAAGGATCTTCTCACCACTGCCCTATTCCCCAGCGCACCCGATCAGCCTTCGCCCTTGCGCACTCTCTGGCGTATTGTGCCGGGGTGTAAGTGGCGACGATCCGTGCGTCGAATAGCTCGATTAGTTGGGCGAGGGTCATAACACCGCCTTCGGTAGCGGGGCCGCCAGCCGGTACTGGAACGCACGCGCGTGCCATTCTAGCTGGTAGCCCATAAAGTCCCTCAGCAGATCGATGTCTCGGCCGATCGTCTTGTACGAGCACTCCAACTCGGCCGCCAGTTTGTAGGTACTAGGCAGGAACAGATCCCGCCTAAGCCGAGTTGTTAGCTCCATCATTCGACGAATCGTTGGCCGCGTTGTGGATTGGCTCTGCCCTTCTTTGTAAGGGCGACCTTTCTTAAATACGCGCTTCACAACCCCACCCTCATTTTATCAATCAGCTCGTTCTCTCTAATCTCAGCCGCCACCATTCCAGACATCGCCTGGTCACGGTCACGCTTCGCAATGGTCAGCTCAAACTCAAGCGCTCTGATCTTGTTTACCAACTGCTCCAACACCGATTCGTCTTTCCAGATTTCAATACTCATACCGCTACCTCCCTTGGATCGTATTTCTTTAACCAGCACCACACCGCTACCAGATGGCAAAACACCTCGTAGCCCTTCACCGCTTCGGCACATGTCCAGGCGTGCTCAGTGATCTCGCCTGTCTGGTTGTCGATCAGCACCGACAAGCACACCACGTCACTCGCCTCCTCGTCGGCAAACGTCCCGTGGCGATAGGCGCCGAGCTGTAGGATGTCCCCTTCGCGTGTAGGAATAATGCCGACCGTCTTCTTACCCACCGGCTTGCTCCGGCCGCGTGTCTTAAAGTCCACAATCACGGTGCCGTAGTCCTTGTGCTCCGCCGTCATATCACACCGGCCGGCGTAGCCGTCCTGCTCGTTAACCACGACGAACTCCTGATTGTAGACTTTGGTGATCTTCTCATCGCGCCATTTCTCAAGCGCAAACCAGAAGGGCAACATCTCCGACGACAACTGCGGCCGCGGCTGCTTTGCCATCACCTGCTCCGCTAAGGCGTGCACTGCGGTGCCCTTCTCGGCGGCCGCGGACGTCTCGATGCCCATGTCGTGAACGACTCGCTTGACGAAGTCTGCGTCCAGCTCGTTCTCGCGCCTAGGCAAAGTCAGTGAGCTTTCGATACCCTTTGCCACCTTCCAGTTCTCAAGCCCAGGGCGAGCCAGCGTAGCGCCGAGGATCGTCGTCACGCTGGGGAACGCTCCCACCTTGCGAGCCTCGCGCAGTGTGCCGTGGCAATTCTCTCCTGTTTTGAGGTAGTAGTGGGCGGATTCCGTTTTTGCTGTTGGGACTAGCATTGCCATGACTAGTCCTTCCAGCTCCGTAGGATTGGCCATGCCATAACGAACAAGGCCACCACCGCCACCGTTCCAACCAACCGAATCAATAGATCGTAATTCATAATAGGATTTCTTTCTGCCGGAGGAGGGTGGTCACAAAGCGTGACCACCCAGCCCGGCAATTAGGTTTTTCGCTTTCTTAGAACGGCACTGTGTTGCCGTCGCCGTCATCAGTTCCGATGACCGTTGCTAAGCCAGTTGCGGATCTGTCCTTTTTGCGAAGGAAGTCCTTATCGACTGTCAGCTTCTTCGCACCCGCAGGCAGTAGCGCCTGCACGTTAGCAAAGGTTGAGCCGTCGCGCTCGGCATGCACCACAAGCACCGTGCATGGCTTGCCGATTAGCGTTTCCAGATCGAGATTCGCCGGCGGTGCCTTCTTGCCGTACGACTTTAGATCCTTGTACAGCGCTGCCTTCTCATGCAGCGAGAGGCCGTAGCGACGTGAGACAGTAAACGGCCGCCCGTCTTCCATCTTCACCGCCAACTGCCACACCACCTGCACTAGATGCTTCTTGCCGTACGTGCCGTCTACCATTCCTAGATCCACCACGTCGCAGAAAACTGCGTCGTGCGACCCCTCGGGGGCCGGAGTGTATGTTCCACCGCGTGATGCCATTATTGCCATATTCTCAATCTCCTTTTTTTGTTTCTTTGTTGTTGTTTCTTGGTTTGCGATTACTCGTCATCGCAAAAATCGTTAGTCGCATGCGGTGAGCCGCTGGATGTGAAAGAATCCTCAGCCCGCACCCATGCGTCGTCGTGTTGGCGGGCCAGCTTTTGCGCTTCGGTTAAGTCGCCCAGTTGCACGGCGATCTTTAAATTCTTTAGCGCCTTGTTTTCGGCCCGTAGCGTGGCCGTCTCCATAAATAGAAAAGCACGGGTGGGCATCACGACTCGTCCTCCGGCTCGTCCCGTTCCTGATCCCGTCGGCTCATCACCTCGTCGAGCATGTAGGTGCGCTTTCGGTCCTCTTCCTCTTCAATAAGCCAATCGGGTTTTTTGGGATTCATTTGGCTAAGCCCTTCGACTGAAAGGGATGGGCATTGGATAATCTGAATGACTCGACCGTCTGCTTTACGGCCGCAGGCGTTACGCAAGCCGACGTGAAATGCCACACGCGCCAGCCCAGATCACAAGCCGCTCGGCCTTTCTCGGCGTCCTTCATCATCCCGGCGCCACGGCTGTGGCGGCCGCGGATAAACACACCGCCATCAATCTCCACAGCGCAACGTCCTTGCTTCATCGCCCAGTCAAAACGCCACTTGCGAGTTGGGTGGAACTTGTGCTCAGCGATCAGCTCTGGGCCTTTGTAGGCTTTCCAAAGTAATGCGAACTTTGCGGAAAGGGCGCTCACTTTGCGTCTCCTTGATCCAGCATGTGCTTTTGCCAAAGCACTGCCATTTTTGCGTCCAGCTCGGCCAGCCTCTTGATCGCATCTTTGTAATCCTTTTGAAGCTGGATCATCGCCATGGCCGACGACCACTCCCCAGCGCCCACAGATCTGGATGAATAATCCTTCACAAAGTCACCTCAACCGGCAGCGGATAGAACGCCCCGGCAAGGCTGCTAGTCGCTTTTACGAGCGCGGGGGCGCTCATGTGGCTTCCAGCAAAATTCACAGATCCCACTCCTTGCGGCACTTGTCGATAAACCAGCAGACGAAGGCCACGGCAAACACCAACCCGCTTACCGCCACCCCAAACAGCACCACCCAACCAACCAACACGGCCGCCATGCCGAACAGATCTTTGGCTAGCTGATAGTCCATCAGATAGTCCTCATAGGGCGGATCCACTGGGCCTCTGATCCGGCCTCGGCGGCGCGGGGGTGCGTTAAATTTTGACTATAAAACCAGCCTGCGGATCCGCGCTGGGGAAGTTCTTTTCCGCCGTGAAATTTACTTACACTAGGATCATTTGCTACGCACTTGCTACCGGATTCCCCTAACCCGTTGGCCTGTATGTCTTGCGCCCGAGAGGATTTGAACCTCCAATCTTGGCTACTTTCGTCAGTATGAGTATGCGTATTCATTGCGTGTATTTTTCTTGCTAGGCAATCGTAGCAGATGCTACGTTTAGGACATGGCCTCGATTTATAAACGAGCGGGCCAGAAGACCTACTCGATCCGATATAAAGCGGACGGGATCTGGAAG